GAAAACTTAGCTGACTTCGGTCATCTTGAACAAATGGAAGCAAGGAACATCTTTGAAGCAATGCACGATAACGGGCTTCCCTCAGATTTTAATAATGAGGGTGTCAAGCTTGGTTTTAATCGTAATTCAGGAATGGTTTTTTTAACTAATTCAGAATGTCAGGTTGCTGTTTATTGCGAAACTGAAAGAGGGAAATTTTTAGAAAGTTTTTATACTTCACCATATGAAGGAATAGAAGGAACTTTTGAAGATTTACTTGAAGAGTATCAACACATGCACCAAGAAGACAAGGACTGGTTCAGAGGTATTGCTGAAAGTATTAACGAACTTTACCGATTAGAAGTGGAAAATAATAGCCATGAATAATCTATTAGATATGAAAGTTGTTGAGTTGTTTGGGATATATGATGCGGTTGTCAGTGTATATATAAACGGCTCAATAGAGGTAAAAATAGATGAAAAGGGAATATATCTAAAAAAAATATTCCAGTCTTATAGCCTTAAAGAAGCCTTGAAAATCACTAGGCAGGAAATCAAACAAATAGAAGGAATGAGGGGTTAATCATGGAGCAAATCGAATACAAAAACTTTTGGATTGACTTTGTCTATGACTGTTCGGAAGGGTATGAAGAGTTAAAATATTATACTGTTTGGACTTCAAACAGAGTTGATTGTGTTTCTTTTGAATTTTCAACCATTGAAGAAGCTAAATTTTGGATAGACCAAAATCAAAAAAATTAAGCCTATTGAAAAGCCTAACTCATTGCATGGTTGGGTTTTTCTATAGTCTTAAAGTTAAGGCTATAAAAGAAATGAGTAGTAAGTGTTAATTAACATATTTAATTACAAAGAAAGGTAAAATGTATTTATCTTGCTTAAAATATTGGGTCTAGTGTCACTTGCAAAAAAATAAACTCAATATCTTGCTACTCATTGCATCACTAAGAAAGGAAAACAGATGCCAAGAAGAGGTACAATAAAACTTATATCTAAAACTATTTCTCAAATTGACGAAGAAGAAAGGTTAGTAAGACAAGAGTATAAAAGAGTAAATAAGATGATGCCTAAAGACTATTTTAAAAATACTAATGAAAGGGTAAGCAATGCAATTAGCAATAAACCAAGACCATTCTGTTAATCTAGCTGTACCAATACAGCAATATTTAGATAGCTTAATTCGTACTTACGAAAACCTAGATAGATTTTGGCGACAGCAGTCTGAAAGTTGGGATAACTCATTGTATAATAAGTTGATGATGATGTCCTGCCAAATACAGCAAGTGAGATTAAGCATAGAAAAAGGGGAAAAATGGTACATTCCATTCTAAAATATAAAAAAAATATATACAACTTATGCACTAGTAATTTACTTCAATATATTGCATTGTTTAGTGGTACTAATATACTACTCAATGAATATAACAAGGGAAAGGAAAGTTAATGGAAAAGCTACTAACGGCTTTGACATATCTTTGGTGTCAATCAAGAAGAATGATGATTTCATTTAATAATTTTGCTCCTGAAACATATAGAGGGTGGTATGAATATCATGTGGTAAACCTTAAAGAAGTTTATGCAAACAAAGGTTTATATGACGTACAAAACAAAAAGTTATTTGGTTATAAAAAATCTTATCAATCAGATAACTACGAATTAGTAAGAGAATTAAAAATATTTAATTATTTAATTACTATTTCTTACTACAAAGAAGACGGTTTTCATAAAGACTTAGGTCTTGAAAAACCTATAACATGTGACAACGTAGTAAATCTTTCAGATTATAAATCCGATAAAATATATTCTTATGATTTACTAATCAGTTTAACTAGCGACAATAATGTTGAGGAAGGTGGTGAAGCTAAGTGAAAACAGTAATAAAAGGTCAGGTTAATAACTTTCAACTAACTAGATTTTTTATGGAGAAAATTAAAAAAAGAGAGTTAGAACAAAATAAAATACTTCATGCTAATGGTGTGCCTATGCATTATTACAAAGTATTTCAATTAATATTAATTATGAAAGATGATGAACTGAGTACAAAAAATATTTCAGAACTTTATGCTAAAATTTTTGGTACTCATATTATGCAATCATCTCTTAGTAGAACTCTTAAATATCTAGCTAGTGAATTACAGCTAATTGAGTATGTAAACAATCCATTTAATAGTAAATATACTTGGGTTCGTTTAACACAAGAAGGTAAGAAAGCACAAAAGATATTTGTAGAAGGTCACGACTATCCGACACTTCCTTTTAAGGTGGTCGAAAGGTTGATTAGTAATGGTAACTAAACCTCTAATGAAAATTCCTTTACCAAAAGGGATACGATTGAGAGACGAAAAAACATTACAAGTTAATCAATCGAAAAGACATGACGGCAAGATAGCTAGGCAGTTTGCAACTGTAAAACTTGATTTACCTGAAGGGTATTCTACTTCAGATTATGAACAAGCATTTTACAAAGCCTTGCAAGAAGCACTAGCTATCAAGAAGTCATTGCATCAACAAGTTATTAGTGGTGGTGAAGAAAGTTTTTTAAAACAAAAACTAAATACACCTTTATCGCTATCTGAATTATATCATGCCTTAGATATAACTAGATTTCAAAAGCTAGCTAGTAGAGATGCTCAAGAAATTTACTATAAAGATTTAGTAAGATTTTTTGGTGATGTGAAAGTTAATAATATAACTTTTGAAAAAGTAGAGCAGTTTAAAATTGCATGTGGTGAATACATTAAAGAACGTAACTCAATAGGTACTTCTAATAATTCATCAATCAATAAAAGGTTAGGCTTACTCAGGGTCATGTTTGAGTATGCCTGTGATAGACGGTTGATAGAACGTCATAATGTTCCTACCATACGGAACCTACCTGTCGGTGAGAGCAAGCCAAAGCCAGTGTTATATCCTGAGCAACAAGCTGATTTAGTTCAAGCATGTTTGCTTAACAATGACCAAGACTTTGCGGACTTCATCAACTGGGCTATCGAAGGGGGTCAGAGACATAGTGAAATCTTTTCTTTGACCCTCAATAATGTAAGCCAAAAGAACAATAACTATTGGTTAAGATTTTATAGAACTAAGACTGGAGTATGGACTGAAATTCAATTAACCAATTGCATGGTTGATATTTTTAGACGTAAAAGATTAAGTTCTTTACAAAGGCAAGACCAAAAACTTTTTGCTTACAATAAAAATACTATTAGACATAAGTGGGATTTTTATAGACGCATTGCTAACTTAAATGAAGAGTATGTTCCTTATACAACAAGACATACTACGGCTACTAGGTTAGTAGAAGCAAACCTAGATATTAAATCAGTACAATATTATCTAGGACATAAGGATATAAAAACTACTTTAACATACTATGCGAAGCCAACAGATAGTATGAAAACTAAGATTGCAGATACTCTAAACTCTATACAAAGGGGTTTTAAATGATTATAAGTATGGGTCATTGGGAGTATGCTGGAATGGTAGACAGGTTGGTCTCAAAAACCAATGACTTAGGTCGTGAGAGTTCAAGTCTCTCTACTCCTACCAAAAAAGTTTTTGTTGCACAGACTGTTACATTAGGTGCAGTTTGTTACACACAACAACAAAAAAGTGTTGCGTTTACTAGAAAAAGAAATTCCGCTATATTCAAAAAAGTGTACTTTCTTCAATAGTGCATGCATCACTGCATAAAGTAAATGAAATCAAGGCTTACACACTTGTTTTTATCACCTAATGAAAAATTAATTACGCACTAGATTGTGTAACAAAGTTGTGTCAGGGGTGTGCAACTATGCATCAGTGCAAAAACACTAAGGAGAACGAATGGAAACCATTCAAGAACAACACTTACAAGAACTCATGCGTGTAGGTGTAGGTGGAAAGTTTCGTGATGATGCTGACTACCTAAAAAGAATACAAGAAGAATTAGAACTAGAGCAGGTAATGATGCGAGGGGGTATTGAGAAGTTTAATAAACAAATCAATACTGCTAAAGCCAAAGGTCAGGAAAGCACGACCTTACATGGAATAGTATTTCAGCAAAAATATGTAGATGTATTATCCAAAATGATACACGACTGGTGTACCAAATCATTGCATGGTCAGGCAGGCAGACACCAAACTGCTATTAAATTAATATGTCAATGTTTAGAAGATAAGCATTTCGAAGATGAACAACTGAAGAATGATAGCCCTAAGATATGGGATAAAGTTTCTTTAATCTTGATGAAGAATGTTATTGACGGAATATCTAATCAACAAACATTAAACAGACTGAGTATTAAAATAGGTAGTGCTTTAGAAATGGAAGCTAGGATAACTCTCTTCATGTCTAAAGATAAACCATTATATTCTCGTGTTTCTCAAAAATTAAATTCAAGTAAGTCTATTCCACAGTCAGAGAATAAATACATGTATAAGAAAAATGTATGGGTTTATTTTATGAATAAAAACAACATTGATTTTTTTAAATGGAATAAGACAGACAAGGTACATCTCGGAACAAAGATGATTTATTTCTTAAAGATAATAGGTTTAATTAATATACCTTTAAAAAAAATCTATAAGAATAAATCTATTAGGTATGTAGAAGCTACGGATAAAATTATTCAAGAAATAAAAAACTTTAATATTTCTAATGAAGCTTTGCACCCTGACTTTATGCCAATGATAATGCCACCTAGACGTTGGGATTTAAACCCCTTTGTTGGTGGTTATTACGGTAAAAAATACAATGATGAAAACTTAGCGGAAGAGGTGGTACATGCATTACAACATGCAAAAACAAAGAAATAGAGCATACCTAGAAGAATTAAAAAACATTGCTCACGAGATGCCTGAAGTTTATGAAGCAATAAATATTATTCAAGAAACAGAATGGCAAATAAATAAACCTGTCTATGAGTTAGTGGATAAATGTTTACAAGAAAATTATCCGCTAGGTAAATTACCTGTTAATCCTGAGACGATTGAACTACCACCGAAACCATTAGACATTGCATCTAACAAGGAAAGCTTAAGAGATTATAAACGTAAAGCTAACAAGGTGTATGACATGAGGCATCAACAAAAGTCTAAGTTTATCCAGTGTAATCAAGTATTAAATATAGCTAAGTTATATCTTGATAAGTCTTTGTACTTCCCACATCAGTATGATTTTAGGTGGAGAATATATCCAAAGCCTGCCTTATTAAATCCGCAAGGTGCAGACTGGTCACGAACTTTATTGACTTTTAAATTTGGTAAAAGAATTAAGGATAGTGAACATCATTTATTTATTTACGGTGCTAATACTTTTGGTGAAGTAGATAAAGAAGATGTAGAGACAAGAGTACAATGGGTTAAAGATAATCACGATAGAATATTATCTACTGCTAAAGACCCACTAGAAGATACTTGGTGGAATGAAGCAGATAAACCTTTTGCCTTTTATGCTTTTGCTAAAGAGTATGAAGCCTATGCTCAGTCAGGATTTAGTAAAGAGTTTTTAACTTCTTTGCCTATACAAACTGATTGTAGTAACTCAGGACTACAACACTATTCAGCAATGATGCGTGATGAATATGGTGGAAAAGCTACTAATTTAATTCCTAGTAATCGACCACAAGATATCTATGGGATAATTGCAGAACGAGTTATCGTTAAGTTAAATCAGCGAAGAGATAAGTTTGCAATGTTATGGTTAAATTATGGGGTTGATAGAAAGATATGTAAGAAACCTACTATGTGTTTGCCATATGGTCTAACTCAATATTCTTGTCGTGCTTACATAGAAGAACATGTAGTCAAAGAACTTCAAGATAGAAATAAACAACATAACTTTGGTGATGATTTGTTTAATGCAACACAATACCTAACTCCGATTGTATGGGAAAGTATTGGTGATGTTGTTGTTGGTGCTAAAAATATTATGGGATTTCTTCAAGAAGTTTCACGATTAGTAGCATCTGAAAACTTACCTGTCTGTTGGACTACACCTCTTAATGCTCCAGTTCAAATGATGAACTACAAAATGGAACACAAAAGAGTGAAGACTAAAATGGGTGACAGTATAATTAAACTTACTGTTCAATCTGAAACAGATACTATTGATAGCCGTAAGATTTCACAATCAGTAGCACCTAATTATATCCATTCTTTAGATGCCTCTTGCTTACAATTAGCAGTAGTGAAGGCACATCAAGAGGGAGTGGATAGTTTTAGTATGATACATGATAGCTTTGGTGTTGTTGCACCTGAGGCTGACATCATGTCGAAAGCAATCAGGGAAGCTTTCTGTCATATCTATGAAGATGATGTACTACAGAAATGGGCTAACCAAATGTATGCTATGTTATCACCTAAGAACAAAAACAAATTCCCTAAACTACCACCTAAAGGAAACCTGCATTTAGAACAGGTAAAAGATAGTGTCTTTTTTTGTATCTAATAGTATGCACTACTGCATATTAGGTGACACTTTAGGTAAACACCTATTAAGGAGAAAACTCTATGAGTACAACTAACCTAAAAGTCAGTGCTATAGGTGAAGCAGAATATCCACATCTTCAAAGACCTGACACTAAGTTTATTAGTGAAGGGGAATATAAATGTAACCTGAAGGTTAAGCTTGAAGATGCAACTGAAATGATTGCAGATATTGAAAATGCTTTAAACGAATGGCATGACGAAAGATGTAAAGAAAAAAATAAAAAATCATTGCGTAAGAATTTACCTTTTACAGTAGAAGACGGTTACGCAATATTTAAATTTAAAGTAAAAGCAACTGGTACGAATACCAAAACTAATGAACCTTTTAATAGAAGGATTACTATTATTGATAGTAATAAAAAACCTTTAAACGAAGATACTAGAATTTGGGGTGGCTCAACTTTAAAGATAGCTTATGGTATGAGGACTTGGGCTACTGATGCATTGGGAGTAGGCATACAACTACAACCTAAGGCAGTTCAAGTAATCAACTTAGTTACATCTGAACTAAATAAAAACTCATCATTGACAGATTTATTTGAAGAGACAAATGGATTTGCTCAAGATGACCTAGATAACCAAGCAATAATTGATAGTGCAAAAGGTGACTTCTAGTAATTTAAATAACACTGAGCCAAAGCTTAAGAGTGGGTTAGAGAAAGTTGTATATGATTACCTGACTAAGAAAAAAATTAATTTTACTTACGAAGGATTGCGTATTGACTTTACTCAACCTACTCAAAAAAGATATTACAGACCTGACTTTCCAATAGACAATAGTTTTATTATCGAAACTAAAGGACAGTTTGTAACTGCTGACCGAAAGAAACATAAGATAATTAAAGAACAATATCCTGACTTAGATATTCGATTTATTTTTTCTAACTCCAAAACAAAAATTGGCAAAAAATCTAAAACAACTTATGGCAAGTGGTGTGAATTACATGGGTTTAAATACCACTGTATTCAATCTACTAAAGAACCTTTTCCTCAATCATGGCTAGAAGAGATAGAAAGAAATGGCAAGAATAAAGACTGATTATATTGTAATCCACTGTTCTCAAACAAGACCTTCCCAAGACATAGGTGTTGCTGAGATAGACCGTTGGCATAGACAACGAGGTTGGTTGGGTTGCGGTTATGCAAGAGTAATAAGAAGAAACGGAGTAGAAGAAAGAGGTCGTGATGATGATGCATTGCAGGCTCATGTTAAAGACTACAATCATCTCAGCACTTCTGTTTGTATTGTCGGTGGTTCAAAAGAAGAAGACTGGACTGAACCTGAGAATAATTTTACCCCTGAGCAGTGGGCAACACTGAGAAAAACATTAATTGAATTAAAAGAAAAATATCCTGATGCAAAGATAGTGGGTCACTACGCATTAGCTGATTACAAAACATGTCCTAACTTTGATGTAGACGAATACTTAGTACAGGAAGGTTTTGCAAATCAGGAAGAACAAGTTTCAGAATAGGTAGCAAATGAAAGAACTGAGTAATCCTTCTATACATTCCTTCCCCAACAATAACTCAGCTTTCATTAAACATGCTCCCTGTCCTGATTGTGGTAGCCGAGACAACTTAGCAATATACACCAATCATACCTATTGTTTCGGTTGCCACACACATAGATTTTTAGATGACGAGAAAAAAGAAATACCAAAAAAAATTGTAAGAGGAGATATGATATCAGGTAGTTATGAACCGTTAACCAAAAGAAGAATTGATGAACACACTTGTAAATTTTTTAGTTACCAAGTGGGAGTTCATAATAATTCACCAGTACAAATAGCAAACTATTATAATAAAAAATACGAAGTAGTTGCACAGCATATAAGATATCCTAATAAGGACTTTCGTTGGATTGGTGACTTCAATCAAGTAACTTTATTTGGTCAACAAAACTGGAGACAAGGCGGAAAGAAAGTAATCATTACGGAAGGTGAACTTGATGCTATGTCAGTATCTTTAGTTCAACAAAATAAATATCCAGTTGTAAGTGTACCGTCAGGTGCAAGTTCTGCTAAGAAATTTATTTTAAAAGAATTAGAATGGTTACAAACTTTTGAAGAAATCATCTTATGTTTTGATAATGATGAAGCAGGATTAAAAGCTTCAGTAGAATGTGCAGAAATATTACCAGTTGGTAAAGCTAAGATAGCTAAACTACAAGGTAAAGATGCTAATGAATTATTAGTACAAGGAAAAGCTAATAAAATTATTGATGCTATCTTTGAAGCAAAAGCTTATACCCCTCAGGGAATTATTACAGGGGAACAAACATTAGATTTATTGTTAAATGATGATGAAGAAGTTTGTATTAATTATTTATGGGAAGGCTTAAACGATAAGCTTAAAGGCATTAGAAAAAATGAAATTGTTTTATTATGTGCAGGTTCAGGTACAGGTAAGTCACAAGTTTGTCGAGAAATAGCTTACGATTTAATCCGTAAAAACCACAAGGTTGGTTATATTGCCTTAGAAGAAAGTGTTAAAAGAAGTATCAGAGGATTAGTTTCTATTGGTACTAACCTTCCCATTCATTTACCTGAAATAAAAAAACTAGCAGACAAAAATGATTTAGTAAAAGTATGGGAAGACATTAAAAGTAAAGTTGTTTTCTATGACCATTGGGGAAGTACGGACAGTCAGGATTTAATGAACCGTATTCGCTACATGGTTCATGCTCTAGGTTGTGAATATATTATTCTTGACCATATCTCTATTGTTATCTCAGGAATGCAAGAAGGTGATGAACGAAGATTATTAGATAACACTATGACAGAACTCAGAAAGTTAGTGGAAGAGTTAAAGATAGGTATGTTTGTTGTCTCTCATTTAAAAAGACCTGAAGGAAAACTTGGGCATGAAGAAGGAGTACAAACTTCTTTATCTCATTTAAGAGGTTCTCATTCTTTAGCACAATTATCTGATGCTGTTGTTGGCTTTGAAAGAAATCAACAAGATGCAGAAACAAATAACATGATGACAGTAAGAGTATTGAAGAACAGGTTTAGTGGTGAAACTGGTGTGGCTACTACACTGATGTATGACAGACACACAGGTAGATTGTTGGAGAATAACGTAGCATGAATGAACGAAGTTTAACTAAGTTTATTTTATCTTATCTCATAGAGAAAGAAGATTACTTAACATTCACTGAAGAAGAACAACAATTAATATTTCAAAGTTGTCGTACCATTATGATAGCTATTTATCATACAGTGAAATATCAAAATGTTATTCCTGTTGTTTTATGTGGTGACTATGAAGCTAGAGATTTAATTCAACGAGCCTTAAGAGTTATTGAAGAAGTCTTACCTAGTACACAAAGAATAAGAGTGGTGTTAGTACAATGAGATTAATATTTGATATTGAGACTGACGGTTTATTAGACACCATTTCAAAGGTTCATTGTATTGTTGCCAAAGATATTGAAACACAAAAGGTTTATTCTTTTACCCCTGATGAAACAGAAGAAGGTGTTAAATTACTATTAAAAGCAAAACAATTAATAGGACATAACATTCAAGACTTTGATATCCCTGCCTTAGAAAAAATATTTAAAGTTAAATTTAAAAATGAATTAGTCGATACCTTATTAATATCAAGATTAATTTGGACTGATATTAAAGATAGAGATTTCAAAGAGAAGATTGTACCTAGTCAGTTAATTGGAAAACATTCTCTTGATGCATGGGGTTATCGTTTAGGTAAACGCAAAGGTGATTACTTAAAGAAAAATGGTTTTGAAAACTGGACTGCTGAGATGCAAGAGTATTGTGAGAATGATGTTGAGGTTACTTATTTATTTTACCTAAAGATTTTACAACAAAACTATTCTGATGATGCCATTGATATTGAACATAGATTTGCTTATTGGATTAGGAAACAAGAACATCAAGGTGTTAATTTTGATTTGACTTCTGCTGAGAAGCTTTTCGTTTTCCTAACGAAGAGAAGGCTTGAGTTAGAACAACAACTAACTCAGGTCTTCCAACCTATAGAAAAACATGTCGATACATTAATACCTAAAAGAGATAATAAAACTTTAGGTTATGTCAAAGGTGTACCAGTTAAGAAGTTTAAGCTAGTAGAGTTTAATCCAAACAGTCGAGACCATATCGCTGAAAGGTTACAGTTAAAATATAATTGGAAACCTTTGGAGTTTACACCTACTGGAAAACCTGAAGTCAATGAAAGAATATTAAATAATTTAAAATATTCTGAAGCTACAATCTTAGCTGAACATTTTTTGATACAGAAAAGATTAGGGCAGTTGTCTGACGGTGAACAATCTTATTTAAAATTAGTAACAAAGGAAAATAAAATACATGGAAAAATTATTACAAACGGTGCGGTCACTGGTAGATGTACTGCCAACAGTCCTAACCTTCAGCAAGTTGTTTCAAGTAGTTCGCCTTATGGGAAAGAGATGCGTAGTTTATTTGTTTCTCCTAGTGGCTTCCGTATGCTTGGAATTGATTTTAGTGGTTTGGAACTTCGTGTACTGGGTCACTATCTTCACAGCTTTGACAATGGTAAATTCATTCAAGAGTTATTGGAAGGCGATATTCACACCGCCAATCAACGAGCAATCGGACTTACTAATAGAAATCAAGCAAAGACTTTCATTTATGCTTACATATATGGTGCAGGAAATGAAAAACTCGGTCTCATTACTGGCGGAAATAGTAAAGAAGGAAAGCGATTAAGAGATAATTTTGAGAAGAAGTTACCTGCTTTAAAGTATTTAAAGCAAGCAGTCAGTAACGCATACCATAATAAAAAATTTCTCAAAGGTTTAGATAGTAGGAAGCTTATGTGTCGAAGCGAACATTCGGCATTAAACACACTTATTCAATCAGCAGGTGCAATAATAGTTAAGAAGGGAACAATTCTTCTTAATGAAAAGTTACATAAAAATAATTTTGTATGGGGTGAAGACTACGCAATG